TGTGTAATCTCTAAATCTTTATCTACTGACTTGTATGCTTCCTTTTCAGATTCTGCAAATACTTTTTTGTGTCCTCTTATTGGAATAAAATATTGTTTCATTCTTTTTTCTCCTTTATCTTTATAAAATTTTCTCCAGTTGGTTTATGTCCATAAGGTATTTGTACTGTCAGCTTTGGTGTGTTGTCAAAATATTCAAGAACATTACCATCTTTATCTACTCTAAAACCTTTATAAATCATTTACTCTTTTTTTTCCTTCTTACAATAAATACATTGAAATAAATCATACTGACCAGAATATTCTAAATCACGCCAAACATGACCACTTACATTGCAGTCATAAATTTTTGGTTCTGATTCTTTCATTTCGTTTTTAAGTTTTGACCAGTTGTTTGATATTGCTGGCGCAGATATTGCTACCTTCCAATTATCCTTATAATGTTTTATTACATCAGTAAGTTCTTCTGGAGTAACGTTCTTATCTCGCAGCTGCTTTAAAGCGCCATTGATTTTACCAAGTTCGCCTTTTGTTGCATCCTTCCAGTCTATACCTAAACCTTCACACATAGATTCAAAAAGTAAATCACGTTTACGTGTTTTCTTTTTCGTATCTGTTTCTTTGCTTTGTTTAATGGCTTTGTTTTGTACGACACCAGCGCCAGACCTATACGACATATTTGCGCTATCCTTACGCGCCTGTGCGCTACCTGTTGCAATGGTGGCGTGTAGTATATATAGATTACTTGTGTAAGCATCTGTTTCTTCTATCTTCCGATGCCTTACTGTTATTGCGCCTATATCAATAAGTTCTTCAACTGCACGTTGTACTGTTCTTACGCTGCAATACATGTGCTTTGCTAAATAACTTTGAGATGGGTAACAAGAATTGTTTTTCTCGTCAGCTCTTCTTCTAAGTATGCAATATAGTCTTACTGCATTACTGCTTATAGGTGCAAACAAAACTGCTTCTGGAAGAATCGCAAAATACTCTGACGCTTCTATCCTATGTTTCACAACGCTAACTTCCTTTGTCCGCTATCTTCGGAAGGTGGTTTGCTAATTAACTTAAATGACCACTTTTTATATTTTGAATCTTGCGGTCTAAGTGTCTCAATAATCCATCCTTCATCTCTAAGTGTGAATATACTAGCACCATATCTTTTGATTCGCATGTCAAAAGTAAACTCGTCTCCAGTTACTTCGCCAAAAGTTTCTAAAGCCCAAGCTACTTTATCTTCTTGTGATACCTTCTTACCTTTACGTTCAGTTGGTATAACTTGACCACGTAATAATTCCATCCTTTACCATCCTTTATGTTCTCGCTTTACTTGCTTCTTCAATAGTTTCTTTTAACCATAATGGTTTACCATCAACTACCATGTCTGGACTTGGTAGCCAATGATTGCCAATTTTGCCACGTCTAATCCATACATAGACTGTTCTTAATTTAACATTAAATTTTTTAGAAATATCTTTACAAGTTAAATAATCTGCCACTCTTACTCCTTTCGTAAAATTAATTATAACAAGTGTTGCATATAATGCTACATTGTCTATAATTTTACGCATGGATATTAAAACTATAAAAGATAATATAAAAGCAGTAGAAAAAACATTTACGCAAACAAAAAATGTTGATACTAACTCAATAATGTTATTGTCAATAGCGCAGATGTTAGTTTTACTAATAGAGAAGGATGGTAATAATGGCGAATCAGAACTACTCAAAAAATAGTTTCCTTGACGACTATGTCGGAGTCGATGAACTAATAGCACAAATGAATGAAAAATATCCGCAAGGTGTTTTAATTTCAGAAGTTATTGACTTTGGAGAAAATCACGTAGTATTTAGAACTACATTCTATGAAGATAAAGAATCCCCAGCGAAGTGTACTGGTCATTCTCGTCTTGATAAATCTCCTAATAATCCGCATTGGTTTGAAAAAGCGGAGACTAAAAGTCGTGGAAGATGTTTACGCGTACTACTTAGTGCTGGCGTAACTAAAGAAGAAATGGAAGATGTGGATATGTCCGCCACTCCGCAGCAGACTGTTGAACCTGTTGTAGCCCAAGAGAACAAAAATAGTGCAATTACTGCACTTCAAGAAATTCAGCAGTCTGTGCGTGGCGGAGAACTATTAGCACTTATTAATGATTCATTAGATGAATGCGAACTAAAACAAGTTAACACATTAACTGATGCTAAAAGTTTTCTTGATACATTAGGTGGTGCAGATTCTGTACTTTTTGCTAACACTATAAAGCAAAAGAGTGCTAATATTTAATCAATAGGAATTATTCATATAATTTCCCTTATATTAAGTACGTAATTAAAAGACGTTAAAAGACGACCATCCTTTAACGATAAAAAAATACCGACTAGCAATAGTCGGTATTTTCTTTTTGTACATCCCCATGTACCACGTATAAGTGTCCTAATCAATACACTCTGATATTGTTTATTAGTCCACAAGTAAAGATAGAAAGTTTCCTTTCTTTATTTACTTAGACCAGCGTTTTACTGGTTTGGTATGAGTATAACAAAATTTTTTTTTATTGTAAATTGATAAAACAATGTCGCAAGTTGGATGTTCACAAACTCTTTTATCGTAATTCTTTTTAGGTTTACGACCTTTGATTCCATGTTTCCTTGCGTATAAAGACATTAACCTTTAGGTATGTTATTACCGAATTTAATTGGTGCATCTTCGATGGCATTTTGTGCTACTGATAACATCGCGGTAACGAATGCTATGCCAGCAGCTGCCAATACGTTCATGTCCATAAAACCTGCCTGCGATGCAAGGATTATACCAAGCGCGCTTTGTATTCCAGTTCTAAGTCCACGAATTAGTGCATTTTTCCAGTATTCCAACTTTACTCCTTTGTTCCTAATCGTACCGCTGGATATTCGACTGTTGTCCATCCTTTTTCTGGATGTACAAACATTAACCTTTGTGTAGGTCTGCCTTGTGCCGCCAAGTTCTCCAGCGCATAATGGTTTGAACTTTCTGTACTGCCGCTACAACGTACTGTTATACCATTAAATTCTTGTTGATAGAGTTGATGCCAATGACCAAAAGCAACATCTTTAAAGTCTGGCATCTGTCCATCCATTGCCGCTGCTTTCCATCCTAATACCTTTTTGCGAACTCCATAGAATGGAATACCTAAACTTCCACGTATTTGGTCTCCATGTATAAGCATGCAACTGTAATTACCTATTCTATCTACTGTGTACCATGCTCTATCTCCATCTCTACCTTCTGGAATATCCCATGTAATTCTTTTTTCGTCAGCAAGAATTAGTCTTACTGTTTCGTATAAAAATCTATCGCCATTATCTTCATAGTGATGTTGACCGAATCTACCAAGTCTGCCATGATTACCAATGACTCCAGCGAAGTGTACTTCTTCAAAATTAGCTAACATAACTCGTAAGAAATCTGCCATCATTGTTGCGCCATTTTTAAAGATTTGTCTATATAAACCAGAATCAACAAGCCATTGCTGCCCAGCAAATATATCAGTACCTTCGATAATATCTCCTAAAGCCCAGATATGTATTTTCTTTACTGGATGCGAAGCTCTTTGTATGTTTGTAAGTTCTACAACTTTTTCTGCAAACTCTGCAACTCTTGCAGCTGCAATATCTGAATTGTAACTTGCAGTAATTTTGCCAAGTTGCCAGTCGCTTAAAACTGCTACTGCAACTTCTTCTCCTTTTCTTCTTGAATCTTTTTTTGGTGCATTGACTTTAGGTATTTCTATATCTGCTATTGCATCTTTAACTGCATTCTTAACTGCAAGCTCTAGGTCATCGTACCTATCACGCATCTTATCTATTTGTTTATGTAAACGTGTTATTGTTTTTTTAAGTTCTTCTACTTTTAATTCTTCAGCAGCTTCAACAACAAAATCATCTAGCTCACTTGTCATGACGCGCTTCTACTCTTTGTACAATTAAATCGAAAATGTAACGTTTGCTATAATTCCATCCGCATTTTTTAATTAAGTATTCACATAATGTGTTGATACTGACATGTGGATTATCTATTTTATATTGGACTACTGATGCTAACGCTTTTGCGCCGCCTTCTGTTTTCCAAATAACATCTTTTTGTTTTTCTTGAACAAACTCGTCTATATTATCTTGAATTTCTTTCGCAAATCCGCTTTGCTCTTTATCGACCATTTACTCGCCTTCCTTTTTGGTTTTTTCCATCTAGGACTGTCGCTTGTAATCCACTCATACATTGGGTCGCCGCAGCATTGGGTTGCTTTATGGTCTCTGTGTCCAGTTACCATAATTTTTTTATTGTACTTAGCTTCTATAATTTCGACTAAGTTTTCTAACGCTTCTTTTGCGTTTTCATTTGGTTTGTCTGGTACGCCGCCAAGCCATACAACACTCAAAAATGTTTTATTGATTTGTGATTTACCAGAATGTGCAGAATAAACTCCGAATCCTCGAAGCTCAATTATTTCATTAGTTGCATTAGATATTGCAAATGAATAACCGATGTCATCCCATCCACGATTTACCATGTGGTCTTTTTGTATATTTTTTAGATATTTAAAGACATCATCAATGTTTTTCATAGATGGACTTCTTGCAGCGCCTGTGTAATGGACTGTAAGTCCTTTAAGGTATGACTCATTAACGTAACTACGCTTCTTTGGTTCTTTTAAACCAGCTACTTCACGTTTGATTACATCATACATTACTTAATATAATAACACCATATAGTGTCATTTCTAGTTTATATACTAAATATTGTGTGTTACCACTTAACTTTATCTGCCCAGTATGCTGCGGACATCTTCCCTTTAGCAATATTCTTAGCATGTCTTTTTTTAAAAGATTTTTGCCTTGCTTTTTGTGCTTTAGAATTTGGATTACTTCCAGCACCTCTTACGCCTTGTTGACCAAATCTAATTAGTTTATATTTGTTTCCTTCTTTAGCCATAACTACGTGTGATTTAGTTTTGTGATTAGGTGTTCTTTTAGGTTTATTTACGCCTTTAAGATTGTTTTTTTTCATTTGTGCTTTAACTCGGTCTGGCGTTGCCATTAATCATCTCCTGCCCAGTTTGGATTACCTGCGTATTCTTTATCCATCACTTTTTCTTCTTTTTTTTTCCTTGATTTACTCTTGATTTTTGTACTTTCTTTAAATC